CGCCCATAACCGAGCTGGGGCTGACGCAGGTCAGCATTACTACGGCGTACATCAAGGCGCGCCTTAAGACGCTGACCGGCGGCGGTGCCGTCGTGTCGGCCATCTATAATGGAGCCGCATAAATTAACGTCTTCCCCGCCCTAAAGGGCGGGGATTTCCTCTACAGGTGGGCGACGTTCCGCCCCGACACGAAGGATGTTTCGAGCCGCGTTCATATCGCGATCATGCGACCAACCACAGTCTGAACATACCCAGTGTCTTATTCCAAGCGCGCCCATACCTTTCGGACTGCTGGCGGGAATAGTCCCGCAGCACGAACACGTCTGGGAAGTAAATCGCTCATCGGCTTCAACGTAACGCGCCCGGTGCCTGCTGGCTTTATATTCGAGCATGTTCCGCAGCATCGACCAGCTTGCATCGGACACCGATTTGGCCAGACGTGTCTTGGCAAGCTGTGCGGCGCTGACATTGCCGACAACGATAAGTTGGTTTTCCGCAGCAATCTTGCTGCTGGCCTTGTGGAGTTGATCCTTTCGAACATTCGCAATCTTTGCATGGATAGCCTTGACGCGGCGCTTGTGTCCGGCGCGCTGTGCAATGGCGAGCGTAGCCTCGTATTTGCGATAGTGCTGCAAGGCTGGAATGGTGTCTCCATTGCTGCAAGTGGCGAGTGTCTTCAATCCAAGATCAATCCCGACTTCACCGTTGCCGGTTGGCAGATCATCCGCGACTTCACACTGAAAACAGACATACCAGCGGCCACGGGCGTCTTGAGTAAAGCAGCCCGTCTTGATGGCGTCGGGAATATCCCGCGATTTCCAAAAATGGAATTTGCGCTTGAGGTAGACGACATGGGCACCGTCGAGTTTTACGGAGCGCTTGATAAAGGGCAGCCAACCGAGCGCCCGCTTAGCCCCGCCGCTGGCGCGGAAACGCGGAGCATGTCGAGCAGCATTGCGCGAGATTACAAACTGCTTGCAGATTTGTCCGACCGTATCGGAGTGCAGGCCAAGTTCCGCTGCGCAACCCGTGGTCAGCTTGACGAGATCGAAATGCGAAGGCCAACGACGCTTAGGTGCGCCTGCCTTGTAATAGGCTTCAACCTTACGCTGGGTTTCGCAACAGTAGTTCCAAACAAAATTGACCGAACGCGAGTGCCTGTCGAGATACTTCCCGACTGTCGCGTCCTTGATCCTGTACTTGAAAGTCAAAATCATGCAGACTATCTACTTGGTCTGCGGAGGGATTTCAAGTGGACAAGTCCGAATATCGTAGAGGTAGACATTCTGTCACTAAGTTGGTCTGTCACCTTGTATTTGTTACAAAGTATCGTCGAAAGCTCCTTGACGACCCGGCAATCAATTGGCTCAAAAGCCACTTTGGCAAGGTCTGCGCTGCAATGGATTGTGTGCTTATCGCCTGTGACGGCGAAAAAGATCACGTTCACTTGCTTATTGAGTACCCGCCGAAGCACTCCGTTTCCGCCTTGGTTAACGCCCTCAAGGGAACATCGTCGCGACTGCTCAGACTTGAGCGTCGGGATATCGCTGCTCGTTATTGGCGCGGTGTTCTTTGGTCGCCGTCCTACTTTGCCGCCAGTGCTGGGGGCGCTCCGCTTGAGAGGGTCAAGCGATACGTGGAAGCTCAACGGGCTTCCTCCCCGCCGTGAACGGCGGGGTTTCCGCCCGAGGCCACGATGACGATCTGGCACGCATTCGTGATATACTGCGCGCCGAGCATGGTGATTTTGGCTTGGTTTTTGCGTAAACGGTATCTATGATCTCTTAACCCCAAGAGAGGCCCCAAATGTCTGACGTCCATAATGCACCGCCGCCGCCCCCACCCCCGCCTGCAGCAGTTGTGCCGCCGGTCGCGCCGCCGATACCCCCGCGGCAAGCTGGTCAGACCGATCAGGACCGCATTGCCGTGCTGGAAAACACCGTTGCGAACACACGCGCCGAGGCTGCGGCAAATCGCGTCGAGGCGCGTACCGCCAAGGAACAGGTCGACGCGGCTAACGCGGAAATCACGCGACTCAAGACCGAGGCGGATAATCGCGAGCGTACCGCGCGCGAGGCCGGCAACACCGAACTGCAGGCGACGCGCAGGCAGCTGATCGACGCCGAGCTTAAGGCCGCGGCCATACAGGCCGGGCTGACCGACCTCGACCTGCTGCCGCTGATTGATAAAAAGGCCGTGTCGTACGACCCGGCCACCGGCACGTTCACCGGCATTAGCGAGGCGATTGCGGCGGGCAAGACTAAGAAGCCCGATTGGTTCAAGCCGGCCGCAGCGCCAGCTGCAGCGCCGGTGCGCGCCAGTACCGGGTCGCCGCTGCCGCCACCAGCGCCTGGGGCCGCGCCGCCGACGACAAGCGTGCGCGATATCCCAAAGACGCCCGAGGGCAAGCGCGCATACGAGCAGCAAAAAAAGGACGCGCTGCGCAGTCTGGGCAACCAATAGCCGGGTGTCAGCCACCCGCGACGACAACGGACAACGCGGCCATTTCGGTGGCTTCTGGTCGCGGCCATGGAAACGGCAGGCCAGGTCTGGTATCGTCCCCGGCACGAGTCGGGCCCCACATGGGCAAAGGGCGAGCGTCAAGGAAGCGGCCACCGGTTCACACCCGACGTGGCCGTTTTCTTTTCCACAATTTGACAATCGAATTAAATCGGCTCTATAGATTGCGTGTCGTGACTCGCGCGGCCTAGCAGGCTAGGCGCGCAACCTGGGGTCCCGGCCGAGACTGGCCGACCTTGTGACGTTGGTCGTGCGATAGATCGCCGTTGTCCCCCACGCGCCCGCCCCCCTGGGTGCCGTGAATGATCGTCGGGACTGGGTGCTGGCACCCATGACGCGCTGGTAACAGCCGCTGTCCCTTCCGGAACGATCAATCACGCTTTGGGGGACCCACATGGGCTCATACGTCAATTTTCCCGCCGCGCTTGCCGCGATTCTGCAGCAGGGGTTCCTGGAGCGCGAACTTGAGGAAGGCCTGGATTCGATCCTGGCTTATCGGCGCGCGGCCCTGCAGGAGACTGTGCCGTCGCGAATCGGTGAAACGCTGACGCGGACCCGCAAGGGCCGCAAAACGCCGGTTACCACGCCAATGACGCCGGCCAGCAACACTGGCCTGGACAACGGCCTGACGTCGTCCACCTTCTCGGTCGAGCAGTACAGCTTCACGATTGCCTCGTACGCCGACACCGTCGACACCAACATGCAGCAGGAACTGGCCGGCATTGCCGACCAGCTGATTGCCAACAGCCGCAACAACGGCGTGCAGGCCGCCCAGTCCATGGAGCGGATTTGCCGCTACAAGTTGTTTAGCGCCTACCTGGGCGGGAATTCCCGCGTGCGCACCGACTTGAACGCCGGCAGCACCACGACCTGTTGGCTTGACGATATCCGGGGCTTCACCACCGTGCTGGTCAATGGCGTCGTGACGCCTATCAGCAGCGGCAATCCGCTGACCGTGCAGGAGGTGGCCGCCAGCAACGCCGGCGTGACACAGACCCTGACCGTCAACACCGCGACGGCGGACGCCACCAACAAGTCGACCACGCCCGACGGTATCTCGGGCAGCCTGACGTTCACCGCCGCGACCACGCCGGTTAACGGCGACGCCATGACGGCGCTCAACGGGCCGAAGATTCTACGGCCGTTCTCCCGCCTGACCACCGCGTTGCTGCAGGGCAGCGACATGCTGACCATGGGCCTGGTCGAAGACGCGCTCGCCTACCTGCGCGACAACGGCGTGCCGCCCATGACCGACGGCACCTATCACTGTATCCTCGACAACACGAGCATGCGGCAGCTGTGGGCCGACCAGGACTTCAAGGTTCTGTTTGCCGGCAACAGCCGGGCCAGCGAATACCGCGACGGCGACATTGTCCGCCTGCTCGGTGTGACGTTCATCCCGACGACTGAAACCTACGTGCAGCCCCCGGGCGTGCAGTACAACGGCGCCGCCTACAACGCGGCCAGCACGGCCACGGGTCTGTCGGTCATCAGTCAGCGCATCCGTCGCCCGATTGTGCTGGGCGCCGAGTCGATCATCCAGGGCGATTTCGAAGGCCTCGAGACGTGGCTGGCGCGCGAAGGCGTCAACGCGATCGGCGAGGTGTTCCTGGTCAACGGCGTCGCACAGATCCTGCGCCCGCCCCTCGACCGCCTGCAGCAGGTCTGCTCGCTGTCGTGGAATTGGGTGGGCGACTTCGCGGTACCGACCGATATCACCGCGACCACGGCGATTATCCCGACGGCCAGCAACGCGCTGTTCAAGCGCGCGCTTGTGCTGGAACACGTCGGCTAAGGGCTTACGGGGGTAACTGGCGACCCCCGGGACGGCGACGCCCCGGGGGACTGACGCCTAAGACGACAGACGGATTGACCCAGGAGCGAAAGCATGAAGGCGCCCAGCAAGAATATCTCCAAGTCCCTCAAGGGCCAGTCCAGCAAAGGGCGTGGCGCCGAGGAAATCTCCGTGCAGCAACAGCGCGGCGGCGGCCCGACCATGACCGTGCCAGGTGACGGCAAGGTCGAGACTGCGCCCGGCATGGCGCACGAGGGCGACCGCAGCGCCGAAAAGTACACGGAGCCGATGAAAAAATATGGAGGTCCGTGAGTGGGTTGTTCCCGCAAAATTGGGCGGCCTGCTCTCGATCTATCGAGTGGCAAGAAATGCTGTCCAGGATGCGGTGAAGAAAAGCCACTAACAGACTTCTATCGGCGCAAGATCACAAAAAAGGATCCAAGCGGTTATCGTTCATCTTGCAAATCTTGCGACATAGCTGATGGAACAATTCGCATGGCCACATGGCGTCTGCGAAATCTAGAGAGAGACAATGCTGGCGCCCGTCGCCGCAGCAAGACGCCGACTGCGCGAGCAAAGCACGCTGCCTACATGCGTACTTATACAAAACGACCGGAACAGCGCCCGATTCTGCGTGATCGCTGGCGTCTGAAACGCGCTATTCTGCGTGCCGAAACGTACAAAGATGGAGTGATTCAGGCTGCGACGCAGATCGAAGGCAAGTTCACCCGCGCCGACTGGCTCGCGCTTCTCAAAGAGTTTGACCACGCATGCGCATATTGTGGCACCGAAACTAAGTTGAGCCTTGAACACCTGATGCCGCTGTCGCGTGACGGAAAGACAGAGGTCGGCAATATCGTTCCGGCCTGCATTCCGTGTAATTCGAGTAAACGCGATCAAACGCTTGAGGAATTCGTACCAAATCGCGCTGCGGAAATCCGAGAACGAGCAAGGTTGAACTGACATGGCGGGCAAGCCGGCCAAAGAGATAGCGCCGCCAAAGCGCACCACCAAGGCGGTGTTTTCCGGCCCGGGCTTTGGCGGCGCCGACTGCTTCACGCCCAACTGGGACAAAGAGGTCAGCGGTGGCCAGGGCATGACGCGCGCAGCCGAGCGGGTGCGTATGGGGAAAAAGACCACGCCGCGCTACGCCGGCAATCTGATCAAGAAGGGCTGACGCCATGGTTGCGAACAACGATCAAATCCCGCCTTCTGGTCTGCCGGTCGGCACCGTGCAGCCGCGTCGCCCGACGCTGCTGCCTAATTTCGATACCCCCGTGGTCGGCCTCAACAGCACCGGCGGTGGCAATCAGTCGCCGGCCGACTTTTTGGCGGCCAACCCGCGCGTCGCCGCGACCGCGACCGCGACTATCGGCGGCACCATCACCACGGGCGACGAAATCACCATTGACCTGACCAACGGCGCGCTGGCCGCGCAGGGTCTTAGCCCGCCCAAAATCTCTGTCACCTATCTGGTCAGCAGCACCGACACCCTGGTGGCGGTCGCCGAGCAGCTGGCCACGCTGTTCAACGACAACCTGAACGCCCAGCAGGCCGATATCAGCGCCGACGCCGTCGAGGCCGTGATTACGTTCAAGCACGCCGGCCCGGTGGGCAATCTGTCCGTGCTGACGTCGCCCGTCGGCGAGGGCGCGACCGTGACGCTGGGTGGCACCGCGCTGACGGGCGACCAGGTCAACGTGCTGTTTACCGGCCCCGGCCTGGGCGGCGGCGTTGTGATTCAGACCGCGCCGACGACCGGGCAAAGCGCGACCAACATGGGCGACGCCCTGGTGGCGGCGATTGCGGCCAACCCGACCCTGGCCGGCCTGGGCATTATCGGCACCGACACAAGCGGCGCCGTCAAAATCAGCGGCGTGCCGGCGGGCGACTACAAGGTCACCAGCTGGGTCAACAAAACGTCACCGGCCGTCGTGGTCGGCGCCACGCCTGACGCAGCCGACACGCTGACGGTGACGTTCACCGCGGCCAATCTGCCCGGCAGCCCGCACGCCGTGTCCTACATCACGCTGCCGACCGATACCACGATTGCCCTGGCGGCCGCAGGCCTGACCGCGGCAATCAACAGCGACCCCGTGCTGGCTGCGGCCGGCATTACCGGCTTGCGCACCGGCAGCAGCATCGCGATTACGGTCCCGGGCGGCTTTGGCCAGGTGCGCTACAGCGAATCCGTCACCGGCACGCTGTCACTGACCGTGCCGGCCAACCCGACGACCACGGCCGTGACGACCGACGGCGAAACCGAAACCGTGACGTTCAGCAACAGCGGCAAGCTGGCCAACGGCTCGGGCCCGATTCTGGTCACCAACAATTTCGACTTTGCCTATAACGGCCAGGCGCGGTCGTTCTTCTACGGCAACCCGTATTTTGTCGACTACCAGCTGCTGTTGGCGCTGGTGGCAAGCGGGGAACCGATCGTATGACGGACCACGCGACCAGACTTCCGGTCGGCTTCCGGCCATGCACCAACCCGCAGTGCGGGGCCGTGGTGCATTACAAGAAGGCCGCGTGCCCGACTTGTGGCACCGCGCAGGTCCGCGCGGCCGCGCCGGACAAGCCAGCCGACGTCGTCGTGCATCCAAGCGCGCCGGCCGCGCTGGTGTTCGAGCCCTATGTGGTCATGCAGGACTTCAAATGCCTGCTGGGCAATGTGGTGGGCGAATTCAAGCGCACCATGGTACTGACCGACCACGCACAGATTGAGCAGCTCAAGGCGAGCCAGGCGCCGATTTGCCCGGTCAGCCAGGCCGGCGGCATGGCGTGCTGCCCGCATTGCAAGACTGTATTCCCGCTGCCGGGACAGGGCGCCGAGAAAAAGCGCGTGGGGTAGCAGCCCCATGCTGACCGCAGCCCAAAAATCAGACGTAAGACGCCATCTAGGTTATCCGGTCGCCGGTCTGCTGCGCATATCGCCTGCCGGCGGCACGCTGGCGCAGGGCGCGGTCGGTTACCGGTTTTTCCAGGCCTACGGCTTCCTGGAATACAAAATGAACAACCTAAACCCGGACGAGGAAGCCCGGCTGACCGGTCTGGCCTATGGCGCCGTCGCGCTGACCGGCCCGCAGCCCAACACCGGCGACACCCTGACGGCGACATTCAGCGGCGGCCCGCTGGGCAGCCCGGTCAGCGTGATCGTCACGGCACCGTTGAACAACCCGCCGGACAACGACGCACGCATTACGCTGATCAACGCGCTGACCGCGGCCGTCAACCGCAACGCGACGCTGCAGGCCGCCAATATCCTGGGGCTGTCGCCGTACGGCACCGGCCCGTTCTCGCAAAATGCCGTCGCGGTGCCGGAAGTCGGGTTTATCTGCCCGGTCAATTTCACGCTGACCTGCAGCGGGACTGGCGCGGTGGCGCCGCAGCTGACCGCAACCGGCGTGCAGCTCAACCCCAACACCAGCCTGGACGGCGTCACGACGATCTGGGGCTATATCCCGATCTTGAACGGGCTCGAGAACGCCTATGCCAGCACGTCGCAAAACCTCGACACGATCAAGGCCGACGTCTGGAAAGGCCGCAGCAACGAGGCCGGGCAGCGCCGCAGCCTATACGAAAACTGGCGGCAAATGCTGTCTGATTTCCTCGGCACGCCGATGAACAAGGATATGCGTCAGCAACCTCAGCGCACGGGAGCCATTTCGTATGTATAGATGGTTAGGCAGTGCGTGCAAATTCGCCATGCAGCTGTTTTGCTGCTGCACAATAAGCGTTGTGCGCGGCTTTTGGTGTGTCGAAGCGACCGAGGTAGTAATTGATGCCTTCGGCATAGATTGTCGCCTGCCACTTGCCTTTATGTGCACAAACACCTTTGAGCCCGGACGCATTTCGAACCAACATGCGTCTGTTTCTTTTATTTTGGGCTTCCGTCGCCTCGCGCAAATTGTCCCAGCGGTTGTCGCCGTTATCCGTGTTTTTGTGGTCAATTTCATTTATTGGCCACAACGCCGTCATAATCAGCCAAGCGAGTCTTTGGCCAAGGTGTCGGCAACCGTTGTCGATGCAGATTCTCCGGTAGCCATTGGCATCGATCGTTCCAGCTATCTTGCCAGCATAATGCGTATTCCACCATTTTGGGCGATCATCTCTATGGCGCCATCGAAACTCGCCGGTGAGCGGGTCGTAGGCCAAAATCGAACGAATATAATCAGCCGACAATTCTGTCCGTCTTTGTGGTCGCGGCATCGCGGGGCCCGCCATGGTTAGCTATGCGACAGTACAAAGTAAGATTGACCGCGGCAAGGGCATCGCGGCGCGGAAGCTTGGGCCGCCCTACAACGCGTTCCGGATTATTGGATCTTCGGCCGGCGACTTCCCCGGCGGTTGGGCCAAGGTGGCGAGCAACTTCCCGCTGTTTTATCGCAAGATAACCGGCGAAACCAAAATACTGACCGGGCTCAAGAACACCACGCAGTGGATCGACATTGTCGCCAACATGGACCCGTTCGTGCTGGGCGATATTTTCCTGCTCAACGACCCGGCCTATGTGCCTGGCGTCAGCTACGGCGCCGGCGCGACCAGCATACCGGGCACGATTGAGCTCAACGGCATGTGCCTGGCCTGGCACCCGCCGGTCAATAAGGCGGTCGGCGGCACGATTAACCGCCTGGTCACGATTTACCGGCCTGCCGTCGCGCCGGCTGTCCAGGGCGACGGGTCGCAATACTGGGAAAGCACACACGACAACGACCAGCCATTGGTCCTCGCGGGCGGCTCGTTCGCCTTCGGGAGTGCCGGGGCCGGGGGCGCTTCGCTGGTGCCGGCCGGAATCGGCAGTGCGCACCGGCGGGGGGAAGCGATCTTCGGCCCCGGTGTGCCCGGCATGCTTAAGCCGACGCACTGGTTTTTCTACGTGCCGCCGCTGCCCGGCTATCTGCCGCGCGAGGGCGACGCGATCATTGACCAGAACGGCGCGCGCTATGTCGTGGTCAGTCCGTACGAGCAGCTGGCGGGCGTGGTCGGCTACCAGCTGCTGTGCGACCGCAAGGTGGCCCAGCCATGACCACGATTTACGACGTCATGGCGGCTTTACAGAAGCAGGTGACGGCTGCCGTGACCGGTATTGCGCTGGCACCGATTCAGTGCGCTGTCGGCTGGCCGCCGGTGACGGCGCTGCAGAACCTGGCGCGCAACGGCGGCACGCTGATAAGCGTGTACGACCGCAAGGTGGGGCGCAACACCACACGCTGGTCGTCCTTCCCCTATAACCGGATCGTGACGCCGGCGACGCTCACCAGCGTGGTCAATCCGCCGGCGACGCTGCCGCCGACTCATTCGGGCTCGCTGACGCTGGGCGGCCCGGTGTCGGCCGGCGACGCGGTGTCGCTGATCGCCAGGGCCCCGCAGTCCAACGCGCCCAACAAAACCGCGGCCGTGGTCGCAATCGCCGTCAGCGGCGACACCCCTGGCAGCATGGCGACCCGGCTGGCCGGGCTTATCAACGCCGACCCGACGCTGTCGACCTGGTTGCTCGCCACCACGACGGGCGCGACGGTCCACCTCAACAACCTGACCGCCGGCCCGGTGGCGTTGCAAAGCTATACCGGCAACGGCGGCACGCAGGTACGCGAGCTGGGGCGGCGCGAATCACAGTTGCAAATCACGGTCTGGACCCAAACACAGCCCGCGCGCGCCATTGCGGTGTCGCCCATCACCACGCTGCTGGGCAGCCTGCAGGACAATTTCGGGCCGACGCTGGCCGACGGCGTCACCCAGGCGCGCCTGACCATGGAAAACGATTATGCGATCGAGGACGACACGCTCGAGGACGTTTATCGGCATGACTTCCTGACGCGATTGGAGTATCCAATCACGACGCAGGACGTGCTGTACGCCGTGCTGGCGCTGGTGCCGGCTTACGCAGTTCTGGAAAGCTAGACGGGGGACTTAACAATGCCAATCGTTCCAGCCGCAAACTTCAATCCTGCGTCACTGACCGCCGACGACCTGTACATCGCGATCCAAAACCCGCCCGGCTATATCAGCGGGGTGCCCACCGACGTGTTCGGTCTGGTCGGCACCGCCAGCTGGGGCGCGGTCAACAAAGCCCAGCACCTGGGCTCGCCGTTTGACGCTTTGCAGACCTTCGGCCCGATCAGCGCCGCGTCGCTCACCGACCCGTACGATATCGCGACCGACCTGGCGATTGCGTTTGGCCAGGCCAGCGGTTTGAACAATGAGGGCTGGGCGGTGCGCGTCACCGACGGCAACGACACCGCGGCGTCGGGCCCGCTGTCGGGCGCGCTCACGTCGGGCGCCGAAACCGTCACGCTCACCGGCTCGGCAGTCTCGGGTGATTCGTTCTCTGTCACTTTCACGTCCAGCGTCCTGACGGGCTCGCCGATCACGCTGACCATCCCCGTGGTCAGCGGCGACACCTTGACGTCGCTCGCCGCCAAGCTGGCCACCGCGGTCAATGCCAACGCCGTCATTAGCGCGGCCGGCCTGTTCGCCAGCAGCACCGGCGTGGTCTGCTCGATCTACCAGCCGACCACCCTGTCGCCGCAGGTCACGTACACCCGCACCAGCGGCTCGAGCGCGACGGCAACGCTTGGCACCGCGGCGGCGTCCGGTGTCGGTATCACGCTCAATGGCATTTTTACCGGCGTGGTCGGCAATGCCATCCAGGTGCAGATCAGCGCCGGCGCGGCCACCAACACCTTCAACGTGGGGATTTTCCTGCCGACCACCGGCCAGCAGGAGCTATACGCGAATATTCCCGCGGCCGGATTCTGGAAAGCGCTCGCGGCCGCCGTCACCAACGGCATATCCGGTTTCCAGGGGCCGTCCGCAATCGTTGCCGCTGGCGCCTATAACCAGGCGGTCGGGGCGCCGACACCCGGTACTTACGCATTCAGCGGCGGCACCGACGGCCGCGCCGGCGTCGTCACCGCAACGCTGCTGGGCAGCAACAGCGTGATTCCGCCCACCGGGCTGTACGCGCTGCAAAGCCAAAACCCGGCAGTCGGCGTCGTCTGGCTGGTCGGCTGCACCGACATAACCATTTCCCCGACGCTGCTGCAGTTCGCGCAGGTTAATGGCTGCAGCCTGCTGCAGGCCATGGCGCTGGGCACCACCACCGCGGCCGCGCTCGCGCAAGTGTCGGCCGTCGCCGTGCACGACCCGGCTTTCGCCTGGACTAAGGATTGGGTGTACTTTTACGACCCGGTCAATGCGATCACGCGCCTGGTGTCGCCCAACGCGTACATCGGCGGCTATATCACCACGCTGCCGCCGGCGCAGTCGCCCGGCAATAAGCAGGTCGCGCTGGTGGTCGGCACCGAGCGCAACAATCCGACCACGGGCAATGTGCCGTATAGCGAATCCGAGGTCGGGCAGCTGGCCAGCGCCGGCGTCATGTTCATTGCCAACCCGATTCCGGCAGGCGCGGTGTTCGGCATACGGCACGGCCAGACGACGTCGCTCACGCGCGTCACGCAGCCCTTTGAATACTGGCGCATGACCTGCTGGCTGGCGCGCAGTTTCCAGGCCGCCATGGGCGTGTTCGTCGACCAGCTGCAGAGTCAGCAGCCCAACGACCCGTTCCGCAATGCGGTCAAACTGCAGCTCAACACCTTCCTGCAAGGCCTCAAGGGGGCGAACGGGACCGTGGGGCAGATCGACGACTTTGCGGTGGTCTGTACTTTCGACGCCAGCCAGAACGCAGTCGCGGGCCAGGGCGTCAACACGCCGACAAGCGTTGCGCAGCATTACTGCTATGTGCTGGTGCGCGTGCGCTATCTGTCCAGCGTGCGGTTCTTTATTCTCACCCTTCAAGGGGGCACGACTGTAGTGACCGTTGGTGCTACACCGGGGCAATCGCCGCCTAGCAACTAACGAGATACGCGTCACCGATCAGCCAAAGGAGACTAAGTCATGGTAGCTGTAACCGTTAATGGATTCTCGGTTGGCACCGATGCGTCGTGCATCGTCCAAGATGACTACGGCGACCAGTTCCCGCTGTCCGACCTCGGGCGCGTCATGGACATTGACACCGAGGCGGTCGACACGCTGATTACTATTGTGCCGATCGACAATGGCGGCATACCGGTGCACCAGGTCACCTGGCACGGTGGCACCGGCCGCTTCACCTTCGCGCGCGCCAACGGCAACCTGCAGCAAATGATACTCGACCTGATGGACGCGTATCACCGCCGCGGCGTCATCCCGCAATTCTCGCTGTCGATCAACATACTGAATCGCGACGGCACGGTGGACGAGTACCTGTACACCGGCGTGCAATTCAACAAGCCGACATTCGGCAATTACAAAGGCATGAAGGAGGTCGACCAGTCGCTCGCCTTCGCCTGGGCGCAATGCGTCGGGACCGGCGGCGGCGCGCCCTTCCTGACGGCGCTTGCAGCCGCCGCGTAAATCTTAACCAAGGAGCCCCACCCCCATGGGATCACCAGAGCTTACCCTCAGCACGGGCGCCATAAAGGCGCCGACCGGCGGCGCAATACCGCCAGAGATCGCGGCTGCGGTAGCGGGACAAAAACCCGTGGCAGCGCGACAGGCGGCACCGCGCAATCGACGGCCAGTGCCGTCGCCCGAGCGCACGGCTGCGTTGCATCAGCAGCAGCACGACGAGCATGCGGCCGAGGAACAGGGCACACAGTCCGACCCGGCCGACGTGGTCAAGCCGCGCGAAGATATCGAAACGATTGAGTTGAAGCTGCCGGACGGCCGCGACGTGGTGTTTGGGCCGCCCGCCGGCGTGTCGCTGACCGCGCGCGTCGCCATCCTGATGGCCGGCCAGCCGCCCAGCGACGCGCTCGACTTGATTGCACGCTGCTGCATCAGCGTGCGCTCAATTGACGGCCAGAAGCCGCCGCCGATTACCAGCCGGGTCGATGTGCAAAAAGTCGCCAACCTGCTGGGGGACAATTCGCTGGACGTCTTAGCCTACGTGCTGAGCGAGTACTGGCCGGCGGTGAAACTGAAAGAGCTGCAGATTGTAAAAAAAAATCTGCGAGGACCCTGACTTTAGGGAATGCGTGCGCGCGACAGGCGGGCACGTATCGTGGGCAGAGGCACGGGCGATGGGCGCGATAGAACGCAAGGCGTTCCTGTATTGCGCCCAGCAGCTGGAGGGCGGCGCGGTCAATTGGGCCACGGGCCGGGTCAAGTTCCCGGGGCAGGGCTAGACCATGCTGTCGTTCAAACAATTTTCAAATCTAATGGAGCGCGCGGTTGGTGAGAGCCGCACGGGTGTCACGACTGCCCTGCGGTCGGTTGTGGAATCCGTTGCGCTAGAAGCTAAAAGCTATATCGGCCACGAAATGCCAGGTTGGGCACCGCTGGCCGACAGCACGATCGCGGAAAAGCAAAAACTCGGATATCTCGGCAGGATCAGCGCTACTGACCCACTGCTGCGCACCGGCGAAATGCGCGAGTCAATCGGCTTCTATGCCGTTGGGTCCGTTGGCGCCGTCGGGTCGACCAGCAAAATAGCTTTCTGGCAAGAATTCGGAACACTTAAGCCGACCGGCAGCATCCCGCCGCGGCCCTTTATTGGTTTGGCGGCATCGCGATCTGGCCCGCAACTTGAATTGTTCTTCGGCCAGCTGGCGGTGTCATTGCTCACGCCGAAGGGTGTGCGATGATAAGTAGCTATGAAGTAGGAGCCCTTTTTAGGATTGTGGACGAGGCAAGCCCGGCGCTTGAGCGCATAGCCAAGCTGGGCCGCGACGTCGACGTGACCATGACGGCGGCCGTCAAGACGCTGCGCAGCTTCGGTCGCCTGACCTTTAGCGGCGTGACGACCGGCGCGACCAAGGCCGCCGACGCAATCGCACGTATAGGCAAAGTGTCCGAAGATACGAGCGGAGCATTTGCGGCCAGCCTGGGGGCAATGAATGCCGACCTGGTGATGGCGACCGCAAACGCCCGGGAACTTTCAGCGGCACTGGCCAGGGCCGCCGGCGTGGCGCGTGGCCTGCGGGTGCCGAATGTGGCCGGTGTGGGGGCCGGCGCGGTCGGTGGCGTCGGTATTGGCGGCCGCGGTGGCCGCCATGGGCCTGGCCGCGGTGGTAGCCGCGGCGGCGGCTTTGTCACCGAGGGCATCGGCATGCCACTGCCGGGCGGCATGCGCGGGTATTTCCGTGCTGGCAGTTCTCACCACGGCACAGCGGCCATGATCGGCGCCGGCGCGCTGGCGTATGGCGTCTTTGAGCAGGCCGAACTCGAGGACGCTATTTTTCAAATGAAATGGCATGCCGGCCTGCCCAACACGCCAGAGAACGACAAGTATTTCCGTAGCCTTATCCAAAGCACCGCGGCCACTACTGGATTCGGCTATAAGGAGATCGCCGAGGCGGCGACCGACGAAATCCGGCTGCTGAAAGGGGCCGCGGGCAAGGAAAGCGGCGGCTTGGGGATTTTGCCTGAAATGCTGCGTGCTGCGGCGGTCGAGGCCAAGGTCAAGCCGGGCACCAACTTAAAGGGCGCCATGGATTCGCTCGTCCAGCAGGCCCACATGTCGCAAGAGTACGGCATCGAGGACATAAAGGGCATGGCGCCGCTGCTCGCGTTCCTGTCCACCACCAACCCGGCGACAATGCCGCAAATGGTGCGCGCCGCGTCCTACGCCATGCCGACCCTGCACACTGCGCTCAACGTCAAGCCGGAAGACGTCTTGTATGAGGCGACCGCGCTGGCCCGCGCGGGCGCGACCAACACAAAATCCGGCACCTGGCTGCGGGCGGCGTTTGAGCGATTGCTGCCGCCTGATCCTCGGATAATGTCATCCAAAGAATACGCCAGACGAATGTTCGCCATGAAGGAGGTCGGCCTAGTCGACGAAGCTGGCAAATACTTAGCTTACGATCCGACAGGTGAATTCGTGGACATCAATTTAGCGAAAAGCCTTGTTCGTCAAAAAACAGAACTCCTCCCAATTGCCGAACGGAGCGCCATGATGAAAAAGAACTTTGGCGAGCAGGGCCAGCGCGGCATGTCGATTCTAATGTCGCCGGCTGTGGTGGCACAGGAGGCCGAACTAAAAAGGGAATTCCCCGAATTCAAGGGCCGCTACGCAACCTTTTTCGAAGATTACAGCAAAGAGTCGCCGATCCAGAAGGCGCGCGAGACGTGGCAGGACATGACCAACGTGCTGGCCGACCTGGGTCAATACGTGCTGCCGCCGCTGCTGGTCGGGCTGCGCGGCGTTGACGAGATTTTCAAAACTATATCCGGTCACCTGCCAAGCCAGGGCACCACGTTCGGGCCGCCGGCCAAGGGCACGCTAGGCGAAGCGCTCGGCAAGGGCATGGCCGAGGGCGTGCTTATGACGTCCCCGTTGTCTATCGGGGCCGCAATGACCGGGTACGGGTTGCCGGTCGCGGGCACGATTGCTGCGTTGAGCGCGTTCGCCGGTGGCACCTATGAGGGCGGCAAGTTTTTGCTGGGCGGCGCACTGACGGCTGCGCCGGCATGGCCCAACGCACCGCCTGCTATCGGCACCGGTGGCCCGGTAGGCGCCGTTGGCGCCGGCACGGCGTCGTCGCAACACACGACCATCGACGCGACGATCAAAGCCGACCCCAGCATGGACCAGGAGGGCCTGGCCAAGCGCGTCGCGCATTACCTGGCCGAGCTGCTCGGCATGAGCAGCCAGCACAATCTCGGGCAGGCTGACGGCGCGCTGTCCAGTCAGTTCACCAGCGGGGGCGATATCCCATGATTACTTTGTTCCCCAACGAAGGAGACGGCCATGATTGACAAGATCATTTATAAGTTTGTGAAAGACCCGCAGAACAAATCCACAAAACTGGTGGAGAGGTCGCCGTTCTTTATGATCCAAGTGAGGGACGGAAAAATCGAAATCATTATGCTCGGGCCTGACAGCGGTTGCCCCTTCGCGGGCATCACACTGCCGCGCCATGAGGTCGTTAAACTCGCCAATGCGGTGTCGGTGGCGTTCACCAACGACGGCGACTTCTCGTTGGCGTCAAAAAAGATGCGGCCAATGACAGACGGGCCAATTACGCAAGAGACAAAGGAAAAAGTGGACCGCCGCCTTGGCGTTGGTGCATGTGATAGCGCCAAAGGCGAAATCGTCGGGAAGCAGCGCATTGTAGATATTGTTCCGGGTGCCGGTATCTACACAACCGACGAGTGGCTGCAATTTTCCGGTGGCAAGGAAGGTTATTTTGGCCCGTGTGAAAACCAGTGGAGACCAACGCCAATAGAAGTGCCGCCGCCAACGGACAAAGAAATTGAGGCTGCCGCACTAGCGCTTTGCGACTTATATGGGCGCGATCATTCTATGGCCGTCCAATTTCGCACGAGAGCAGAAGCGGCATTGCGGGCGGCGGAGAAAGTCAGGGACGATTAAGAAATCATGAGCCTACCGCTGACCAGTGGCGACTTTCTCCCACCGCTTATCGTTCGCGGCGATGGCGTCTGCAACGATCTTGTTCGACCGCTCGTAGTGTTTCAGCATTTTGTTTCGGTCGCGTTCGGCCATGATGTTGGCCGCAAACAAACCCAGAGCGAACAAGGTAGCAATAACGGGAATCGCCCATCCAACCGTCCTTTCCACTATCAACACTGCAATGCCAGCCGCGAGCACCACCGCACCGCAAATGGCAAACATGAGCCGGTCAATCATGTTGAACGCACGGGCGCCAATAGCGATGCACGTATTGCCGAGCATCAAACGTCCGAACTTGTCCATGGCTTAATCTCCTTTGGGGGGCAACGGAGGCAATGAGTCTACCACTTACCATCGGGGGAGTCACCTTCGCCAGCATCGAGGTGCCGCAGGAAATCGGCCCGTTCGGCGGCCGCCAGGTGCTGGTCGTGCACGAGTACCCCGGTGGGGCAAAAGACGTCGACAGCCTGGGTGCCTTCCCGCACACCGTGACGTGGTCGGGGTTGTTCTCGCAAGCCGGTGCCTTCGCGCGCGCGCAATCGCTGGACCGGGTGCGCACCGTCGGCCTGCCGGTGGTGCTGACCTACGGGCCGCAGTCGTTTATCGGCAAGGTCGCGGACTTCAAATATAACCCCAAGCATCAATATCTGATCCCGTACACGATCACGTTCGAGCCGATTGCCGACCTGTCGGGCGTCGGCACGCAGCCGGTCGGCACGCAATCGCTTGAATCGCAATTAAACGACCAGGTGTCGGCAATCGACGACACCGTGCAGGGCGACGACGGCCTGGCATGTCCGGTCAGCCTGGTGCCGCTGGCCAACGCGCTGACCGGCGCCGTGCAGACCGGGCTGCTGACCGGCAACGGCACCGTCGCCGGCATATCGGGCGTCAATGCCGTAGCGATCAATACGGCGGCGACCGTGCTGCAGACCGCGGCGGCGCCGATTGTCGTCGGCACCGACCCCACGCAGGCGTCGCCGGCGGCCGACCTGGTGTCGTACTCGATTGCCGTCACCAACATTGTCGCGGCGCCGACGGCGTCGGTGCGCCAAATGGAAATGATAAACCCCAACCTGTTTCAGGTGGCGGGTCAGTATTTGAATGATCCGACGCTGTGGGAGCAAATCGCGACGGCCAGCGGGCTGCCGCCTGACCCGCAGCCAATCGGTCAGTTCCTTATCAGGGTGCCGGCCACATGAGCGCCCTGGGGGTTGAGCTAAACATTGGCGGCCAGACGATTCCAATCGAGTCGTTCGACGTCAAGGGCAGCGGCGCCGGCAATACCGGGCACATGGTGGCGGGCACCGGCATGGCCCGGCTGGCGGCCGCCGGCATTGACCTGGTGCAGCTGTCGAGCGCGGCGCCGACGTCGTTGCCGGTCGACGTATTTGTGGACGTCGACGGCGTGCGCTCGCATATTTTCAGCGGCGAGTATCTGAGCGCCAAATTCAGCTACACGCGCACGTTGGTATCGATCCATGCGCGCGACTGGTCGGGCCCGTTGGTCGACCAGCGGCGTGTGCTGGTCAGCATTCTGGGCGGCAACACCGGCCCACTGGCGCCGAGCGAGGTTGCGACCGGCGGCGTCAATACGCAAAACCAGAAGCTGTCGCAAATCGTCACCTCGATAGCCAACCAGTTTGGTCTGACGCCCGACCTGCGGCTGGCCCAGGGCGGCGACGTCGACGTGGGGACGATTTTCGGCGACAGCGCCAATACGATTCTGACCACGACGCCGCAAAGCCTGTGGGCGATACTGACGCGCCTGGCGCGCGATAGCGGCAACATCGTCTATACAACGCCGGGCAAGTCCCTGGTGTTCGGCGCGCCCGGCGCCGGCCTGCCGACGCTGCCGTTCACCTATATGGTCAACCCGATACCAGCCGGCTCATTTGGCGCCATGTCTCTTGACGTCAGCCATAATCCGCGCCGCAACCAGACGTTCCAGGTCATCGTGCTGTCGTACGACCCGACGTCGTCGACGCTGACCAAGGGGCTGGCCTATGTCATAGGGTCTAATTTCAGCACCAACGACAACGCCAAGGTAAACGCCGGGCTGTGGACCGGGCCGCAGGCGCAGGCCATCCTGTCAGCGACCACGTCGAACAGCGGCGCTGCCGGCACACAAAAAAACAACCAGGTGCCGATTTACACTTTCCACGTCGACGGGCTGACGCAGGCGCAGGCGCAGCAGCGCGCGCAGTCGATTGCGCTGGACATTTCCAAGCGCGAGTTGGTCGTCGATATCAAGTCTAATTTTATCGCCGCCGTGCAGCCGTCCAGTCCGGCGTCGCTGGACGGACAGATTAGCCAGGACTTTATCGCGCACCAGTATTTCGTCACCGAGTACACGCACAAATACGTTCTCAATCCTAAATCCGAAAAGGGCGAGCTGGACACGCATTTGCGGCTGCTTGACCGCCAGCCGGTCGGCGCCGGCGAGTCGATATCGACGGCCAGTGGGGCGGGCTAATGGACGAGTTGTTGCACCAGATCAAACACGCGGCCCAGCAGCAGAGCCAGGAGCATCGCTCCTTTGTCTATGCGCATGTCGCGTCGTACGACCCCAAGCTGCACCGCGTGCGCTGCGTTATCCCCAGCATGCGCGACGCGGCCAACAACTGCGTGTTGACGTCATGGATGCCATTGGGATCCAGCTGGTCGGGCAACGGCTTCGGATTCCAGATCGCTCCGGTGGGCGGCGCGACGGCGCAAAACCCGACCGCGGGCGAGCCGGTGGTGATTCAGCTGGTCGAGCGCGCCTACGGGGTGGCCGCGGTCGCCAGCATGTTCTTTAATCAGACCAGCCTGGCGCCGTTCCCCGAGCTGCAGCCGGGTGAAATGGGCATCAAGCACAAGTCGGGCAGCACGCTGCAGTTCACCAACGACGGCAACGTGGCTCTGACGGCACACCAGGATTTGCTGGCGACAGCGCAGCGCGATGTTATTGTGACCGCCACACGCAATGCCACGGTGACGGCGGCGACTAAGGCGCAGGTGACTGCGCCGGAAATCGACCTGGGCAATGGCGGCACGCTGCAGGCGGTCAAATTGGCGGACGGCTCCAACAGCACGGTTTTGAAGGCGCAATAATGAAACGAATCACGCTCGCCCGGTTGAAAGAGGTTCTTAAATATGATCCAGCAACCGGATCAGCAATTTGGCGCGTCAAAATAGGGCGCTCCATAGTTGGCAACGAAGTCGGATAGACAAAATGGGCGTCGATTTTTGGCTCGATTGGAATTCAGACCTTCTGATTACGCCTAGTGGCAGTATTCAAACAGCTGTCGCATGGGATTGGGTGCGCCAGCGTATTGTGCGCAGGATCATCACCAACCCGGCGCAGCAGCTGCCGGACGGCGTCAATACGCCGGCCGATTATGTTTTCCATCCAACCTTTGGCATTGGCGGCGGCTCGCTGGTCGACCAGAACACGGACGTGGAATATATCGCCAATCTCGAGCAGATCATTTCGCGCGGTGTACTTGAGGACGCCGACGTGGCGTCGACGACGCCGCCGACGATTCAGTATGTGCAACCCGATAACGAGACATTCTGGGCCATCGTCAGCGTGGTGCTTAACTCTGGCGAGCCCGGGCAATTGGCCCTGCAGGTGTGACCATGACCGGACTGCCTTCAAAAACCTTTGCGCAATACGTATCGGACATGGTCGCCGGCTGGGCCGCCTCATTGGGATTCCCGCCGACGTTCCAGGAAGGTGACGCATTTTATGCCTT